GGATGATGAACGGCAGGTTCATCATCGTCTCCGGCGGCAGCGGCATCCCGGTCATCTGCACCGTCTGGATGAACTGCATCACGCGCTCCATGAGCGTGTCGCGGTTCATGATCAGCGAGATGCCACCGACCTTGATGCGGAACGGCTTGTCGAGGATCTGCAGCCGCTGCAGCGGGTCGTTGAACCACTGCGGGCCGCCGTACTCCTGCAGCATCGCGGACAGCTTCGGGTCCGTCGTGTCCGACCCGAACTGGACGACGGCCTCGTACATAAGCTGCAGAGCGGGCTCCAAGACATTCCGCTCCAAGTCGCGCGTCATATTGTGGACGTACGACGTGCCCGCAGCGGTCTTGGTCTTCACCTCGGCCGCAGAAGGACGCCCGCGACTCGTCGGCGTGCCGTCCGCCCACTCGCCAATCTGCGTGCTCTTGCCACCGATGTCGTTAAGCTGGTTGATCACCGGCCAGAGCGCGTTCGCATTGGTGCCGAACTGCAGCTTCTGCAGCAGGGACGGGTCCTTCGCCTTGTAGACCTTGCCGGGTTCGATCGAATCTGGCGCGTGCGACTCGTCGGCGGCGCTGGTGTTCCACACGAATGCCGACAGTGTCGCGTACTTCGAGTCGTGGATGATCAGGTTCAGGAGGTTCGTGAGCGCCACCTGAATGTGCGAGTCGGCATCGATCAGGCTGCGGCCCCACACGCGGCCACGGTGCGGCAGCGGCGTACACCACACGTAGCGGCTCTTGCCGGTCCAGATCGGATTCGGCGAGCAGCGCACGATGGTGCGCTCGTTCACGATGGTCACGTTCCAGTTGCGCGCGACCTCGCGGCCATCGCGGTCGCAGATCGTACCCGTGAACTCCAAGACGCCATGGCGGCGACGTGGGCTGCGCTTCACCTGATCCAGCGAGTCGCGGCGCTGCCGGTACTCGCGGATGCCGCGCGCACCCTGCGGCTCGCCGATGTCGTCGATCGAGTCGTAGACTCCAGCGCGCCAGCGGTCCTCGATGTCGCCCTCGTCGGCCTCGGACTCCTCGATGACGTACTTCCCGTTCTGGAACGTCTCTCCGAGCGGGTCGGGGTACATGGCCCACTGCGTCTTCATCTTCCACTGGAAGCGAGAGCGCATCTCCGGCGTGGCCTCGACAAACGGCATGGGCTGCGGAGGGGGCTGGACGCCCTGCATCTGCGCCTGCCACGCCATCTGCTGCCACTGCATCATCTGTTCTGGCGTGGGCTCCTGAATGTGCGGGCGGCGGTCTACGAAGTCCTCGATGGTGAGGCCCATGCAGCCGCTGCCAAGCAGCAGGGCCTCTTCCAGCGCGCCCAAGGCGGCGTCGATGAATCCGGAGTCCTCGACGTGGTGATCCAGCAGGCGCTGGATGAAGCGCACCACCTCGTCGTCATACGGCGTACCGAGGTTGACGGCCTTGAAGAACTCAGGCGCATCGAGAAGACCCGACTGGATCATCGAGAGCGCGACCCGGACCTTGGTGCGGATCTCGGGTACGACGATCTGCGACTGCCACTCCTGCTTCTCGTCGTCCCAAGTGCGCAGGTTGTAGAGGTCCTCGTAGTACATCCAGTACGGTTCGAGGACCTTACGCGCGGATGCCGACTCCTCGCGGCAGTTCAGAACCCACGAGATGATGTCCTTCTCGGTGAGGCCCGCCGCACGCTCCTGATCGACGATGCCAAGCTCCTGCCAGTTCCCCATCTGGACGAAATCCGCCCACTTTGGGGCAGGGAACGGACTAAGGAGTGAGGCTTGTGGCGTGGACAATCCGCCAGAGCCATGGGGCATTATCAACTAACGCCTCCAGAACGGAGGCGGCGCCTGCATCCCCGCCATGGGATTGTAGAAAGGCAGCGGCTGCGGCACCATCGGCGGGTAAGACACCGGCGATGCCGCAACCGTCGCGGGGGGAGGAGACACTTGCTGCGTGACTTGGGTCACGCTTCGCGCCATGTACTCGCGAATCTCACCCAGCGCAACTTCGACCGACCTTAGGCGAGCATCGAACATCTGGTTCGGGTCTGGAAGCCTAGGCGCGGGAGGCTCTGCAGCCTCGCGAGCCTTCTGGTTCGCAACGAACTGCTCACGCGCGGCCCTGAGCTGCGCCGCCTCCTGATCTTCGGGCGGCTCTGGCGGCGGCACTTGCGCCTGCAGCGCACGCACTACGTTCTCCATCTGCCGCATCTTCGCGGACATCTGGTCGAGGACGTACTTCACCGCCGCCTCCTGCATCGGCGACAGCGACGCGAGGGCGGCTTGGATCTGGTCGAGACTTAGCTGTAGCTGCCCCTGATCCTGCTCACCCACTCCGGGTGCTTCCCGGCGTAGCTCCTGCTCAGGTTTGTCCTGCGCAGCGGGTTTGGCCTTCCTTGGCCTGCCACGGGTGGGCCGCTTGAGTACGACGCCGCTATCCCCGGCATCGGCGGTCGGTCCATGTCCTCGTACTTCTGGAACGTCAGGCTGTACTTCTCCACCCACAGCGCCAGATACATGTCGCAGTCGATGAAGTCCTTGCACTCCTGCTCGTACTGTTTCTTCGGCGACAGAACTGGATCCCATGTAAACCTCTCATAGGCCCACAGCGGGCCCTTCTTCATGGTGCGAAGGCGGCGGCAGAAGCGCAGGCGCGGGATCTGCTCGCCACCCTTCGACGGGTCAAAGACTGGCTTCAGCCAGTCGTGGAGGATCTGCACGCGAGCGTTGTCCACGCTTGGTGCAACTGCGGGCACATAGGTGATGCCGTGTGCGCGGAACTGGTCGAACCAGTCCTTGATTCCGTCACTCCCGACCTGCTTGTGGTGCCCGCCGCGCGGGTCCATGAGTGCGAGGTCCGGGTGCCGTCCTATCCTCTGGCGGTGCTGGAACACCTGTTGCGCCATGCGCCGGAAGCCGCCATCGGACGGGATGCGCTCCGCGTAGATGTTGTACCAGCGGTCCTGCGGATCGCAGACGTACCACTTGATGTGCAGGCCACGTTTCGGACTTGGGTCCACGACCTCGACCAGCGGCCACGACGGCGGGGCCTCGAAGTCGTCCACGACGTTGTCGCGGTCGTTCACGTAGCCGAACGTGAGCGTCGCCGAGTCCACGAAGATACCGTGCTGCCGCGCGGCGCGGATCGACTCGTCGCTGATGCTCTCCAAGAATGCCATGATGGAGGCGTGCGGCAGGTAGCCGCCGTGGCACTCCCGGCAGTTGTCGTGCATCTCGATGGACTGAGGTACGAAGACTTGCCCGTGCATGGGCTGGCCTTTGATGATCTCCTCGTGCGGCTTGTCGCCGCCGGAGCAGTCTTCGCAGTCGAGGTTCTGTTCGGCGAAGATAAGCTCGTCACGCATCCACGAGGAGCCGGGGAGGGGTGTGCCGGTGATGATGCACCAGCCCTCGGTCGCCATCTGTCCTCGCCGGGTGGCGGAGAAAACGTCCTGCGGCGGCGGCTCGTCGAACCAGACGCCGTCGAAGTTGCCGCCCTCGAACTTCCGCCAGTGCTGGTCGTAGCTACGGAAGGCGAGGACCGCGCCGGTCACGAACTCGACGGTGGAGATGTACTTCCCGTTCTTCGTGATCCGCTTGATCATGTCCTCCGAGACGTACTCTTGGAGCTTGGGCCAGATCGTCTCGGTGGTGATCTTCTCGTAGGACTCCCCCGCGCACATGAACTTCTTGCCCGCGAGCGTGCCCTGCGGCCATCGCGGTGGCGGATTACCGCCGAGGGCCACGGGTTTGTGCCCGAGACACGCGGAGAGCATGACGATCGCGCCGCAGGTCGTCTTTCCGCTCTGGTTAGGGAGGGTATAGACGCGGATCGGGCGATCCGTCTCGAACCACTCGCGCTGGTAGTCCAGCGGCTTGAAGCGGGCGAACTTGGTAGCGCGCTTTGCCTTGTTTGCTCGCCTGACGGCGATGGCTAGCTGCGTGAGATCGGGCTGGTCCTGCACCAGCCTCGCTCATTTCTACCTATTTTTGGACTCGCGCAACTTTTTCGAGCCGCTGGATGGCTCTGTCCAGCCTTAATGCGGACTCCGCTACTAGTTTACCGGGGATGGCGGGAAGAATCGGCATGAACCTAGCCACCATCAGGCGGTCTTTTCTGTAGCGAGCAAAGGCTTCGACGACCTGACCGGCGCAGAAATCCGCCGGATCAAGCGTCCATGATCGCTGATTGTGCCCCGTGAGCTTCATTCGTCCTCGTTCGCCCATCGCGGGTCGCGGATACGCACCATCGGCTCGTAGTAGCCG